GCAGTGCTTGGAAAGATGATATGAGACATCATCCAAATTCAGAATGGACAATCAAAGATTTAAAAAGACAACTTTATAGGGCAGTCGCAAATGTTAACATCTTGGAAGGGATACGCTTTTATGTTAGTTTTGCTTGCAGTTTTGCATTTGGTGAACTTAAACTTATGGAAGGGTCAGCTAAGATTATATCCCTTATTGCACGAGACGAGAACCAACACCTTGCAATAACTCAAAATATATTAAACAATTGGAAGAAAGGTGATGATCCTGAGATGGTAGAGATAGTTAAGGAACAAGAAGGTTGGTTGGTTGATACATTTAAAAAATGTGTGAATGAGGAGAAGGCGTGGGCAGAATATCTCTTTAAAGATGGTAGTATGATAGGTCTTAATGATAAATTATTACATCAGTATGTTGAATGGATTGCTAATCGTAGAATGAAATCAATAGGTCTTAAACCGATCTATGACATTCCTGCAAAGAATAACCCATTACCTTGGACAGAGCATTGGATTTCCTCAAAAGGACTCCAAGTTGCCCCTCAAGAGACAGAAGTAGAGAGTTATATTGTTGGTGGTATCAAACAGGACGTTAAAAAAGACACATTCTCTGGATTTAAACTTTAATTATGAAAATAATGATTGGTTATAAAGGGTTCTTTCAGTATAGAAGAGTCCTTTCTGAAGGTTTGACTGAACAAATAATGTCATATGCAGAAGAAATTTTGGAAAATCATCAGAATATGCTCCATAAGGACATAAAAGATGCTGAAATTGACTATTATTTTAGTACATACAATGTAAATGATCAATTAGATGCATTATATGTGGAAAAATTAAGAGAAAATGCCTCTATAACCTATACTTATCTTGCCCCTGAGTTTTTCTCACACCCTTCTACATGGGTAGTGCAATTAAATCACTATAAAAATTTAATTTCTTTGATAAAAGAGAGTAAAATAGACTATGATTTGTTCATATTTACTCGGCCAGACATTAAATTCTTTAAAAAGTTTAGTGATTTGAATATTGACCTAGAAAAATTTAATTCTGTCATACAACACCCCTCTACACCAGTCCATCCACCTCAAAATTGTGATGATAACTTCTGGATTTTCCCTAAAAAATATTTTAATGAATTTGTAGAGTGTATTGATATATTATTGGAGGATGGTAAGATGACACATGAGATAAATCATGAATTAGTGAAGAAATTAGTCCCTATAAATTATATTGCCGAGTATAATGATGACTTAGAACTCGGACATGAAGTATTTACTATATGCAGATGACAAAACTTGTAATTTTTGACCTTGATGGAGTCTTAATTGATAGCAAAGACCATCATTATGAAGCTCTGAACCAAGCACTTGGTCCAGAGTATGCTATTAGCCGAGAAGATCATGTAAGTACCTATGATGGGTTGCCTACAACAGGTAAATTAAAACTTCTAACGAAGAATAAGGGTCTACCTGCCGATAGATATGAGCAAATATGGAAAGATAAGCAGACTAATACATTAAAAATCTTTAGTGAGTGTGTCGCAAAGGACTATGAGTTGATGGGATACTTCCAACAACTTGTAGATGCTGGATATAAGATTGCAGTAGCATCTAATAGCATCAGAAACACCGTAAAGATCATTCTTTTGCGTCTAGGACTCCTTGAGTTCATTGACGTATACATTTCTAATGAAGATGTAGTCAGGAATAAACCATTTCCGTCTATGTACTGGAAATGTATGATGACCTTAGGTGCATTACCAGACGATACAGTCATCCTTGAGGACAGTCATATAGGTCGTCAGGGTGCATTAGATAGCAAATGCCATCTAATTCCTATCGAAGATAGAAGTGACCTAAATCAAACAAAGATTGATAAAATTAAGAAGATTCTTAATGGTCAAAAGAAAAAAGTTGCATGGGAGAGTAAAACTATGAACGTATTGATTCCTATGGCAGGACGTGGAAGTCGTTTTGCTACACAAGGATATACATTCCCCAAACCTCTTATTGATGTGAAGGGTAAACCAATGATTCAGGTGGTTGTAGAGAACTTGAATATTAAAGCCAACTATACATTCATTGTTCAGAAGGAACATTATGAAAAGTATAGTCTACAATACCTTCTAAATTTGATTGCACCAAACTGTAATATTGTACAGGTGGATGGAATCACTGAAGGTGCTGCATGTACTACACTACTTGCGAAAGAATTTATTGATAATGATGAACCATTATTAATGGCTAATTCCGACCAGTTTGTTGAGTGGGATTCTAATGAAACTCTCTATGCCTTCCAGAATGGCGGTGCTGACGGAGGTATTCTTACTTTTCCAGCAACCCATCCTAAGTGGAGTTTTGCTAAACTAGGGGAGGATGGCTACGTCTCAGAGGTCGCTGAAAAGAAACCTATATCAGAACATGCCACAGTGGGTATCTATTGGTGGAAGAAGGGTTCTGACTACGTTAAGTATGCTGAACAGATGATAGAGAAGGACATTAGAACTAATAATGAGTTCTATGTGTGTCCCGTCTTCAACGAAGCAATAGGAGATGGTAAGAAAGTAAGTATTAAAGAGATAGATAGTGATGGGATGTGGGGTATAGGAACCCCTGAAGATCTCAATTACTTCTTAGAACACTATAAAAAATGAAAATCATTTCACATCGGGGGAATCTGGAGGGTAGAATATCTGAAGATGAAAATAACCCAGACTATATCCATGAAGCAATAGAGTCTGGGTTTGATGTGGAAATTGATTTGTGGTTATATGAAAATGGATTCTATTTGGGTCATGATGAACCTGAATATCAAATAGATTTAAAATTTTTAAAGAACGAAAAGCTATGGGTTCATGCCAAGAGCATGGAAACTGCTGAATTTTTATATAAACAACCTCTTATTCATTGGTTCTGGCATGAGACAGATAAAATGACTCTGACTAGTAAGGGATATATCTGGTGTTTTCCTGGTTATTCTTGTAAAGATTGTATTATTGTCGATAAGAATGGTCGTGCACCTAGTTGTAGCGATAATATATGGGGTGTGTGTACCGATTATCCATATAGATGGAGAAACCAATATGTAGAACAAGTTCTTGCATTGAATGCTTATAAAGAATCAGACGATTACGATTGGGTTTAAATTATAATAGAATTATTGGAGGGTGTCAAGGCTTGACAACCCTCTTTTTTTTGTCTAGAATTACCTTTGTGAGGGTTGATGGATATATAATAAGAACTTATATATTACTTAATGAATAATGAAGATAATGAAGGAGCTTATGAGAATCCCTGGACATACGAGGGTGCAACTTTTACTTCTGATGATATTGGCGACTTCTTCGGTTTTGTCTACAGGATTACAAATCTTCAGACAAACAAAAAGTACATCGGTAGAAAATATTTTACCCAACGTAGAAAGCCTAGAGGTGGCAAACGAAAGGTTACGTCTGAGAGTGACTGGAAAAAGTACTATGGAAGTTCTGCAGAACTTAAAACCGATGTTAAAAAGTTTGGAAAAGGAATATTCAAAAGAGAAATAATAAGTCTCCATGAAACTCTTGGTAAAGTGAATTATGAAGAGACTAAACAGTTGTTTCTAAATAATGTATTAATGGAAGCCCTTGACGACGGGACACCAGCATATTATAATAGCAACATTCTAGGACGCTATATGCGTAAAGACTATGGACATTTTAGATAGAACAATATATGAGGCTCATGAATGGGCTAGAATGAGAATCAATTCCTTAACCAAAGAGGATAGGAATGATGATGCTTTTTCTATTGTCCAAGAGTTTAATGAGTGGTTGGATGCAAAAGATGAAGATCATGATGTATATTCCTTAGAGTATATTGGAGAAGATAGTGAATTCAGTTAAAGAAAACGCATTAAAAATATTACTCGGAAATTTTCCAAATGATCCTAGACAAAAAATTGAAAACTGTGCTGATGAGTGGTCGAAGAAACAGGTTACTACGGCAGGCCTTGTCAAATACTATGAAGCATACTATAATAGTTTCTAAATAAATTTAAATATGACAGTACACCGTATTAGGTTATCTAAAATGCAAAAAATTGTAAATGTACTTGCTCTTGCGTCTTTCGCTGTATCTGGTGCCGTTGTTGGTAGTGGGGTATACGTATATCTCAATAGGGCATCCATCATTGATGGAATTAAATCTCAAGCTTTGGAAGCAGTTACTGGATCTCTTGGGGGTTTAGGTGGTGGAGCACTTCCTTTAGGAACTAATGATCTTAAATCTTCACCTCAACCACAAGCATCTGCACCATCATCATTACCACCTATCTCTCCTAGACCTTTTTAATACTATATAAGAATAGATATTAATATTCTTATGCCTGAAGAAATAAAAGAAGAAGTAGTAGAAGAAATTAAAGAGAAACCCAAAGGGCCTCTTGGTAAATTAAAATCTGCACTTCTTCCCGATGCCGAGGAACAAGCAGCAATCATAAGTACAGCTGTCAGAAT